GGGGGTGAATAGGTCGTTTACCCGTTCGACACGTTTTGATTTTTATGAGCCTATTTTGGCGAATTTGGGTGAGCAGACTGTTTTGAACAAGGAAATTTATGTTCAGGGTACTGCTAATCCCACTGCTGATGCTGCGGCGTTTGCTTATCAAGAGCGTTGGGCCGAGTATCGTTATTATCCTTCTATTGTTTCCGGTGAGTTTCGGTCTACCTTTGCTCAGTCGTTGGATACTTGGCATTTGGCCCAGGAGTTCGGTTCCTTGCCGGCCTTTAATTCGACGTTTATTGTCGAGAACCCGCCTGTGGATCGGGTTATCGCTGTCGAGACTGAGCCGCATTTTTTGTTTGATAGTTTGTTTCGTATGCGTACGGCTCGTGTTATGCCGTTGTATTCCGTTCCTGGCTTAAAGCGTCTCTGATGTGGGAGACTATTATTCCAGCCGTCATTTCGGCGGCTGGTTCTTTTCTTGGTGGCGAACGCGCCAATGAACAGAGTGCTGAGGTTGCGCGTGAGCAGATGGCGTTTCAGGAACGTATGTCCTCTACTGCTCATCAGCGTGAGGTAGCCGACCTTCGGGCGGCGGGTTTGAATCCTATTTTGTCGACGCGTCTTGGTGGCTCGTCTTCTCCTGCGGGTGCGATGCCTAATATTCGCGATAGCATCGGTGATGCTACGCGCGCGGGTGTTTCTACTGCTTTGCAGGCGTCTCAGACGGCTGCGACTTTGGATAATCTTGAGGCGGCTACTGCTAAGACGAAAGTGGATACGGCGTTGTCTGAGGCTCAAATTAAGAATGTTGAGGCCCAGACCTATAAAACGAATATGGAGGGTGCTCGAGAGTTCATTGCTCAGCCTTTTATTATCCCTCGTTCTCAGGCCGAAGTGGATAATCTTCGGTCTAGTGGTCGCATGACGGAGCAATCGATCCGGAATGCGGTTATTGATGAGCTGGCGAAGAAGTATGGTTTGTCGTCTGCGGCTGCTGCCGCTGCTTTGGGTAAGGTGGACGAAGAGTTTTATTCGTCTCAGATTGGTAAGGTGTTGCGTCTTGGCGAATTGAGTTCTGATGCGATTAATCCGCTTGTCAATTCTGCTGCTACTGTCTCGAAGGAAACCTATTGGTGGAGTAAATAGTTATGTCTATGCAAAATCGTGGTTTTGATGTTGTTTTGTCTGATGACCGGTCTTTGCCGCGTCGTCGTTGGTTTCGTGCGCCGGTGCCGCTTTTTTTTGGTCCTTCGGACCGTTCGTTAACTCAGCAACAATTTGTTGATGAGTGTGATGTTAATAACGTTATTAAGCGTTATCGTGTTACTGGTCTTGCTCGCCAACGTGTTGGCGAAGCTTTGTATTTGGACGTGTCCAATATGCCGGATTATCATGAGGCTTTGAACGCCGTTAATGCAGCCGATCAAGCATTTGCGTCTTTGAGTGCTGATGTGCGAACAAAGTTTGATAATGATCCGGCGTTGTTTGTGGACTTTATGTCTGATCCTGCTAATCAGGATGAGTGGATTTCCCTTGGCTTGGCCAAGGATACTCGTTCGCCGAAGGTGGTGGAGGTGCCGGCGAAGCCGGCGGAGGGGCCAGCGGCCCCGGTGGCGTCTTAGCGCCGCTAGGCGCCCCTGTAGACGTCTTTACGGCCCCTTCGGGGGCCGTTTTTTTGCGATCGGCGATCGCGGCACAGTTTTCCCTTGTTGTAACTGTGCTAGGTGACAGGTTTTCCTGTTACCTTTTGGGGCTTGTCCCCTTTGTCGATTTTTGTTATGCTTTTTGTGTTGTTTCATTCTATGGAGTTTTTTATGTTTACTCTTGAAGATAAGGCTTTGTTGAATAAGGCTATTCAGGGTGAGGTGTCGCGTTTGCTTCGCAATAAGAAGTCTTCCACCCCTGCCTTTGAAGTTGTTTACACTCAGCAGCTGGCTGAGTATACTCGTCTCTCCGCGATGATTTCGGAGGATGTCAATGAAACGGAAAAGCTACGGAAGAAGTAAGTCCAAGCGTGTTTTTCGTAAGTCCTCGGGTTCGCATCCTGCGAACAGCCGAGGTTCGTCATTCAGAGGCGGAATTCGTTTCTGATGTCTTGCTCGACTGGAGGCATTCCAGTGTGGAGGCCGATACCCGGTAGCGGGTCTCGGTCTCTGCTCTTTTCGGGTTCCCCTTATGGTGATAAGCGGGAGCCTTCTTTTTATCTTCCGTGTGGTCAGTGTATTCGTTGTCGTTTAGAGCGTTCTCGTGTTTGGGCCGTCCGTTGTACTCATGAGGCGGCGTTGTATGAGGATAATTGCTTTATCACGTTGACCTATTCTGATGAGAACCTTCCTGCTGTGGGTTCTCTTGTTCCCGATCATCTTCAATTGTTTATGAAGCGTTTGAGGGATTTCTCCACGCGTAGTCGTGGCCGGTCTCTCCGCTTTTATGCCTGTGGTGAGTATGGAGACCAGTTTGGTCGTCCCCATTATCATGGCCTTTTGTTCGATTTCGATTTCTCGGATAAGTATTTTTGGAAGACCACGGAAGGTGGTCAGCGGTTGTATCGGTCTCCACGTTTGGAGAAGTTGTGGCCTCTTGGTGATAGTTATATTGGTGCGGTCACTTTTGATAGCGCAGCTTATGTTGCGCGTTATTGTGTTAAGAAGATTACGGGTGAAATGTCTGCGGAGCATTATCACCGTATAGACCCTGATGGTCGTTCTCATTGGCTGGTTCCTGAATTTGGTCGGATGTCTCAATCTCTTGGTAAGCCGTGGCTTGAGAAGTTTCATACTGATGTTTATAATTCTGATTTTGTTCTTATGAACGGTCATAAGATGTTGCCGCCTAAGGCCTATGATCGTTGGATGGAGATTAATTATCCGACTGATCTTCAGCGCGTTCAGCGTGATCGTCAGCATAAGTTTTTTGTTGACCGTGCTTCTCGTTTGTTAGAGAGTACCTATGATCGCTATTCTTTGAAAGAGGAGATATCTTCCTCGCGTTTAGCGGTTCATTCTCCGAGGAGTTTATGATGATTACGCGTCTTTTTTCTGTGAATGATACTGTTGGTGATGTTTTTCATCCCCCGATGGCTTTTGCCTCTGAGGGTGTTTGTCTGCGTGCTTTGAAGCAAGTACTCGCTACTCCGACTCATCCGTATGCGGTCAATCCTCGTGATTATGTCGTGTATGAGGTCGGCCAGTTTGATGAGGCCTCTGGAATGGTTATTCAGGATGCGCCTCGTCGTATTTGTGTTCTGTCTCAACTTTTAACTATGGATGGTTAACATGGTGTCGTCTTCTCGTCAGAACCATTTTGCGATGGTCCCGTCTATTGATAGGCCTCGTTCTGCGTTTGATCGGTCTCATGGTCACAAGACTACTTTTGATGCTGGTTATTTGGTCCCGGTGTATGTTGACGAGGTGCTTCCGGGTGATACTGTTAAGTTGGATATGACGGCGTTTGCGCGTCTGGCAACGCCGTTGCATCCGTTTATGGACAATATGTATATGTCCTCGTTTTTCTTTTTTGTTCCTTTGCGTTTGATTTGGGATAATTTCCAGAAGTTTATGGGTGAGCAAAAGAACCCGGGCGATAGCACGGATTTTGTAACGCCGAAGATTACTGCGCCGGCGACGACTGGTTTTGTTGTTGGCTCGTTGTTTGATTATTTTGGTTTGCCGACTGGTGTTCCGGGCTATGTGATTAATAATTTTTATGCTCGGGCCTATAATCTCATTTATAATGAGTGGTTTCGTGATCAGAATTTGCAAAATTCTGTTGTGGTTGATCTTGATGATGGGCCGGACGACGTTTCTGACTATGTTTTGCTTCGTCGTGGTAAGCGCCATGATTATTTTACTAGTGCTCTTCCTTTTCCTCAGAAGGGGCCGGCAGTGGAGTTGCCCCTCACTGGTAATGCGCCAGTGAAGGGTATTGGTGTGGATAACCGGACTTTTAGTTCTGCTCCGGTTTCGGGTACTACTATTTATGAGAGTGGCGGTACGACCGCTGATTATCTTGGTATCGGTAAGAACCAAGATGCCTCGAATGCTTCGCGTGTGGTTTATATCAAGGGCACAGCGGCGTCCAATGGTTATCCTGATATTTATGCTGATCTGGCGTCGGTGACGTCCTCGACTATTAATCAGCTTCGTGAAGCGATTGCGATTCAGCAACTTTATGAATTGGATGCTCGTGGTGGAACTCGTTATACGGAAGCTGTTCTCGCTCGTTTTGGTGTTAAGTCTCCTGATGCTCGCTTGCAGCGTCCTGAGTATCTTGGTGGCGGTCGTTCTAACGTCAATGTGACGCCGATTGCTCAACAGTCGGAAACGACTGATGATAGTCCGCAAGGTAATTTGGCCGGCATTGGTACGTCGACGCTTAAGCGCCATGGTTTTACGCATTCGTTTACGGAGCATGGTGTTATTATTGGCATGGTCTGTGCCCATGCTGATTTGACCTATCAACAGGGGGTGAATAGGTCGTTTACCCGTTCGACACGTTTTGATTTTTATGAGCCTATT